ATCAATAATGGCATACATTAGATCAGAACCATTTGAGTAATAACATACGGATTAAGAAGCTGGTCTACATATAGATTGCCAGTTCCCTTTGATGCCGATGCATTATACTCAAAGCTCCAGTCAAATGTCTTGATTGATTTGATATACTTATTTCTCCAGACCTTGTCCTTTGAGAAGTAATCTTTCATCAGTTCAACTGTAGCAAGCTGGACCTTATCTGGAACAGATTCCCATCCAAATTGTCCTACGATCTTGTACTTAATATTTTTAGAAAATACACCGTTAAATGTATCATTAATTGATGGCGGAACTAAACCATTTGCAACATATACCGTATTATCCAATAGGTTAGTTCTGTTTACTCTTACCCCGAATCCAGTCTCTGAAACAATTGGATCGTACAACCAGTTATTGACTTTAGGAGTAGCAAGATTGTCCACTAGCAAGATATCATTAGAGTAGATCTTATATATCTTGTTTAGTTTAGCTGGAAGAGGAAGTGTGTCTGAATCATCTCCATAGATTGATTCTTCTCCTGAGTATAGATAAAAGTCTTGATTTGTAAAATCTTCTACTATCTTTCTTGCATATCTTTCTGCTGCCTGTAGATCTCCGTATGTCTTATAATTTGGATCGCTTGGGTCTGCCCCGAAGTTCAAATCATCTATCTGTTCATTGATATTGATATAAGGAGATACTACATTAGCATATGTGGTATGTGTTCCTACTGCCCCGCCTGAAACTGTATACTGCCATACAATCTTAAAGTTTCTAGGATATGACGAATACGAAAATGGCAACACTATTTGATAGGTACCAATATCTGTCTCTACCGCCGTTGCATTAATCGTTGACAATATAGTTGTCGGTAGTATGACATTGGTTGGATCTTTTGTTACGTCATAAATCTTTGCTGTTACAACGCTAGAAGGTGTTATTAGTTCACCCTCCCAATAGATCTTTGTTCTAATTGGTGAGTTGCTGTTTACGTATATCTCTGCCATGTTATAGGCTTAGATTAGTTGTAATACTCCTGAACTTCCTTTGGAGTTGCTAATCTGAAGCCCTCCTCCTTATCAAAAATTTCTTGAGCATTGTCTTCTGTCATTGCAATAAACGGGTGCTCTCTTGTAAATGTAAATCCATTAATATCATACCTGAAGTTTTCTCTAGTCATTCTAACTAGCACTGTGTCTTCTGGCTGAGCATTTGGATCAAATCTTGGAAGAATCTCTTCTGCGTTCTCGCTGAATTCATCTGTCGAATCTTCGATGTCCTTAATAGTCTTTTGATAAACAGACCATGTGACTCCCTCTTCTGCAAGGGCGGCAACGATATCTGCCTTACTCTTAATACCATCAGTATCAACTGCAAAGTCCTCTGCAATTTTTCTGAGTTCTGCTACTTTCAATGTCTCGAATGACATATTATCTCCTTTGTTAGGTTATTCAATTATAGCATTGATAAATTAAAATGAAAAGCCCCCAAAATTAATTGGGGGCCTTTCGAGGGTTTTATCTTAAATTAATTAAGAAGCAACCTTAACGTTCTTTACAACGACCCAAGCGTCAGCTTGTTCGATCTGGACGCCAACACGAGTATACATTGTGTACTCGATTGAGTCCTTACGTGGCCAGAAGAAGCGGTAGACTGTTACGTCACGCTTAACTCCGATAACTACGTTATTTGGGAATGACAAGTGAATGTCTCCGTGTGATCCTGTTGGTGTTGTGTAATCACCAGTCTGTGTCTCGTTAAGAAGTGGTACTTCAACAATCGGAATACCGAATGCGAATGGTGCCACATATCCTGCTGGTCCACCTAGTGGTGCGACTCCGCCACGGATAACGCTTGAAGCGATGTCCTGTGGAATTGTCTGGTTTGTTCCAATGCTGTTAGCATATAGGAAATCCTGAATCAAGTTTGATCCAGCAAGGAAGCGAAGGTCTCCACGACGTTGCTTGTACTTACGTGGCATAGCCTTAAGTGCCTTGTTGAATACTTCACGTGATACTGCGGCTCCAGCTGCGTCTACGACACGACCTGATGCCTTTGCCTTCTTTACAACGCCATCGAATGACTTGTAAAGAGCGTCTCCTGTTAGGGAAGTATTTCCATTGAGGATTACATCTTCAATGTCGTTACCTGCCTGTGTTGCCATCAAACGTGCAATGTGATCTTCTAGATCTGCACCTTCGATGTTGTCTTCTAGAGACTCTGTTGAAAGCTCCCAGTCCATGCGGAGTTTCTTTGTTGTCAAAGAGATTTTTGAGAAAGTTACTGCATTGTTAGATGCTGTATCGTCTGCCTCAGTTGCAAGCTTCATAAGCTTCTCACCAACGGACATACGGTCAATCTCGGCTGTGTCTGACTTCATACGAACTGTACGTGCGACCTTACCGATTACGGTTGCGTCGAACATATAGTCAAGGAAGCGAGCTGATTGTTCTGGGTTAAGAAGTCCACCGTTACCAGCTTCTGATGCACGGTGTGTTCCTGTTCCACCAGTTGTTGAGGCAAATGTGCCTGTAGCTGTAGTTCCAGCTGCAACTGCTTTTTCTAATGTTTCATTGCTCATTATTTTATACCTACCTTAGTTGAATATTTCGTTTACGGAACCGAGGAAAGAACCGTTCCATTTAGATTTTTTGATTGTTACTTCTTCTGATCGGCCAAGATCTGAAGACTTCTTGATTGCAGTCTCTGATTCTACTGCGTCGACACGCTTTTGTACACCATCAATCGTGTTCTTGATGTTATTTACAGCGCTTGAAAGTGCTGTGTGTTGTTCTGCCAACTCTGAAATTCTAGCATCTACGCTCTTGCTGAAAGCTTCAACAGTCTCTTGGATTGTTGTTACTTGTGCTGCATTTGCTTCAGATGCCTTGTTTAGAGTTTCTGAGAAAAAGCCTTTTAGATCGCCTAACATCTTCGCAAAATCAGGTTCATCAACCTTATCTTCTGATACTTCGGCTGCTTTTTCCAGAGTCTCGGCAGGAACGTCTTCTGCTACTGCATCTGCAGGAGCTTCAGCTGGAGTTGCATCTTCTGCAACAACTGCTGTATCTTCAACGGCTGCTTCTGTTGTTTCTGCTTCGGCTGGTGCCTCTACTGCAACATCTTCGACAACTACGTTTTCTGTATTATCTGACATTTCATTACCTCCTTCTGCGTTTGCCTGTTTTGCAATTGTTTGTGTTTCAGGCAACGTAAATCTTGAATGCTTGTATGCATCAAGAATCTTATCTATCTCTTTTGCTTTGTTAACATCTGAGCTTTCAACCCATCCGATTAACTCTGCTGGCTTTCCAGATACTGGAGAGTCATATGTTTTATCTGTTGAGATAAAAACAGAATCACTGTCTGCACAGTAAAATATATTTTCAGTTACTACTCCTACTGCAATTCCCTTTGCAATGTATTGTCCATTGACCTTCTGGATAGAAAGAATGTTACAAAGTTCATTTGCTGGTGAATCAACAATAGAAAGTTCAATTAGTTCATAGTTCTTGATAAATCTTACGGTCTTGCCACTCGCCTTGTTAACTTCATTGTCTGACTCAAGAATCTTTCCGCCGATTGAGAATCCAGATAGAGTTCCGTCTAAAACTTTCTCCCAGGTGTCTTGTGCGCCCTTTGAGATGTATGCATCGACATACACTCCATTGAAGAACTCTTTTGACTTTGGGTCGTAGAAAGTTTCTGGCTTAAAAGAAACCATCTTTCCTACCGCATTTGATCCGTGCATCTCACGAATATTCCCACGGAAATTTTCGAATGCCTTGAGACTTGATTCTGCTGTTACAACATCACCAGTCTGATCAACATTGTCTAGGGTTGCGAATCCAGATACGGTTCTCTTTTCACGGTTAACTTTAGTAAAAGGAACCGACAAATTAATAACGTTGCCGTTACTGGTCCATAAAGACTTTTCAATGTTCATATGCTTAATTTTATAGTGTTATAGACTATAAAGCAAATAACAGTTGAGTGGACTTAGTCAACCTGTCTTCCGTCGCCTTTAGCATTTCTGCCTTCCCCATCAACATCGGGGGCGGCTGCCTGACGGTCTTGAGATCTTTGTCTTGTATTTCCTGCTTGAGCTCTTTGCTCTGCGGCGTCTTGTCCTTTTAAATCGACCATGTCGTCTCCGCCATCAAGTGGAATCATACCCTTTCTAATTCTAACTTCATTAGGGGTAATTACCTGCATACGCAAATATCTTTCATCAATTTTAGACTGGGTATCCTCATCGGTCAAAGTCAATTCATTAAACTTCAAAGTTAGGGCATCAGTCTTTTCTTCAAATATTGCATTTATTTTCTTTTCAAGTGTCATCTGGGCTGGACGGCAAACTTGCTCTTTAAATGTCTTGTCTGCATCACGGGCAACCGCTAAATTTACACCCTCTGGAGTTCCAATTTTATTAATTGGCACACGGTGGGCTAATAGGATTTCGTCTCTATTTGATTTACGATACTTCTCAAATGAACCCTCTTGGCTTCCCGCCTCAATTGGCTCCATTTTAAATTCAACCTTTGAGTCTGGGCTATCTGCTGGAAGCGGAACATATAAAGATCTGTGGTTCTTTCCCTTTAATCCAACTTGGAAAAACTCAAGCAATTTACGCTCTGACTCTGGAGAAAGCTTTGCTCCCTTTACTGTAATAATATATCTTGGGACCGCTTTGTTTTCAAAGTAGTCTAGGTTATATCGACCAGATAATTCATTACCTGCGAGTGCTACCTGTGCAGCAATAATATCTGGGATACCATAATAGTTATTCATCGGAGTATACTTCTTAAAATGAATAATCTCATTTGGGCGATCTTCTTGCCCAGCAATTGGATTCTCTGTTTCAGTATCTCCGAAGTTATTAAAGAATACAGCCTTGCCGTATAGCAATTGAATAAAGCCATCTCTTAGTCTACGAACACGCATTGTCTTTGCGGGGATGTGTCCAATATATCCAATGTTTCCGCCTGTTGTTCTGCCTACTTCAAGGTAGCCATTTCCTGTTGCTTCTAAATCTGTGTAAACCTTAATCAAAGTCTGTGTAAATGTATCTTCAGAGTTTGTTGTATCTAGCCAGGCGTGTAGGTCTTGACGAAGCTTATTCAGCTTTCTACG